ATAGGCCGCTAAAACTTCAATTTCTTTCCATCTAGTTTTATTTACGCACTTTAAACAGTACGGAGAATATACGATTATACTATTCATACTTAGCTACCAATATAAGTAAGCCATAGGCCGCTAAAACTTCAATTTCTTTCCATCTAGTTTTATTTACGCACTTTAAACAGTACGGAGAATATACGATTATACTATTCATACTTAGCTACCAATATAAGTAAGCCATAGGCCGCTAAAACAATATAAAAAGGAACAAATAGTAAAAACGGTAGTGCTAGATAAAAACCTGTACACACCTGACAACGTAGGACGCTCCGTAATCGATTTAAATTTCGTAGTCGATAGAATATACCAAATGGACCGTCATAATCCACTAGAAGACTTGAAATACCGTATACGGACAAAAAAACAATCAATAACTCAAACATACCAACATTCTCTTACTGGTATCATGTTTATAACCCGTTCGTTTGTTCCTATTTTGTAGAACATTCCACATAGTTCGTTCATGTCTTTTATCTCCCCTTTCTCTGCGCTCATACGGATTGTATCGATATATGTTCCGTGTGAATATTGTTGTGCTGTAAGTAAAAACACTTGTAGCGGTGTGCGTACAAGTGTTTTATCGGTGGTTAATACAAGTTCAAATCCGTTTCTTTTGTATCGTTCTACCACCTGCATGCTTTATGTTATAGCATGTTAGGTTTTGGTTTGTAAAGGTTTTTATTTATTTTCTTTCAAGCTGATTAACAATGCTAGCAATCCCATGATTATAATCCCGAACCATAGTCCTATGAAAAAGTTATTCATACTTCTTCCTTTCGGCTTCGATAGCCGATACTGGGACTTCAACAATGCCCCCTTTTCCAGTCATTGCTCTATCGCTCTGAGATTCCAGCCTATCCAGTACCTGACGTACTTCTGAGTTGACATAGTCTCTGATTGCTGCCTTGCCATCATCATTAAAAAATTTATCAATAAACTCATTGTCAAATCTGTAAAAATACGAAGTAGCTATAGAGGTGTCCAATACACTTTCTCGTAACTCATCTTGTGGAGTGGAACGTGGCTTCGATTTTGCGTAGTCTTCCAGTGCTTGTATTACCTCATGCTCAGTAGGCAATGGCTTACCCGTAGTGGGGTCAATCCCATCAAAACGGCTCACAACTTACTCCTTTCTTCTTTTAGGGCGGCGAGACGCTCGTATCTCCATTTGATAATGTCTATTGGTACTTCTTCAAACTCTACATCACCCATCTTCTCCAGTTCCTCAATAGCACCGTTGAGTTTGGCTTGGGCTAAGAGAGTCCTATAGTCGTGGCGTCTTGCTTTCTCACAAGCCTTTGCCTCGTTTATGCGACCATGCTCATACGCCTTATCCAGGAGGGATTTGAGGCGTTGCTTATAGTCATGTTTCCCCATGGGGTCATCGTCCCTGTTCATAGCGACCCATAGAGCATCTAGTTCTTTGTCGTAGTCGTTCATATTAAACTATCTCCTTTAATCTGCAATACGATTGACCACACTAGGTATATAATCCCTAGTATCGATAGTAGTATTTCCATAAGTTCATTAGTTGGTAAACAGGATAGAATAACCAGCATTGAACCAATAACAGACGTTTTAAAACTACGATTCATTATTCACTCCTTTTTCTTCAATTAATCCCAACATCCTCATAGCGTACTCCGCCATTCTTTGGGCTACTTCTAGTCTTTCATACCAGTATTGTTCTTGTTCTGTAGTGAGTTCCCGCTTGGGTAGATGAATTATTTCTCCCATCATTCACTCCAATCCAAATGCTTATACTTTTTAATTGCCTGTCTAATTGCTTTGATTGGAACTGAGAACATTATTTCTAGTTCTTTAATATCATAGTCTTCTACAAAATGATAGTAAGCTATTTGCCTTCGACGGATTATTCTTTCTCCTGAGTTCATTTGTCTAGCTCGAAGAATAATTTAAATTTTGATAACAATGAAGGTTTATTACCCTTTGTGTACTCACGGGCTTCTTCCCGCGTATTAAAAGCTGTTAGCTGCGGAAGTTGTTCATCCCCTTGGTTATATTCTGCTACTACCCATACATTCAGTTCTTTACACTTTATTGTTTTCATCTTATACCCCTATAGATTTATTTGCTTACTTTTTTCTACTATCTTTACTTGGATCATATTTATGGAATACAGTTCTCCTACTAGTTCTTCCTCCTTTAGCTCCGACCACTCGTGCTCGCTCTAGCCCTGTAAGTCCATCCTCTCCGACTAGATCACTGCCAAAACCGCCTGTAGGAGTTTTTATTAGTCCACCTTTACGTCCGTTTTTTGCCATATGTTCTCGCCATTTTTCTTCTGAACCGTATTTTTTAATCATTGTTTCTCGGAGTTTTACTCCTCCAGATTTTGTACCTGCGATATGCTATTTCTCCTTCTGCCTAAAATTATCGTATACTGTTTTTGCTTCCTCTGCTGTGGCAAAATAGCCTAGAAAGTGTCTCACTCCATTTACCTGTGGACGTACGGCATACGGTTTCTTATATCCTTTGTAGAAAGTTACTCCATACGGCAACATGTACCTCTGTCGCCTTTTTGGTGCATATTCTACTCCGCTTTTAGCTTTCTGGTAGGCTCGACTAGCCTCTTCCTCGGTTTCGTACCGACCATAAAACTTATTGCGGTATCTGACAATCCATTTATTACGGTTCTTATCAAAACATATACCAGTAGTATTTTTTCTATTTCGTGAATTTTCAGCTTGAGTGCATACTCTTAGATTTGATAGACGGTTATCAAGTTTATCCCCATTTAAATGGTCTACCACCATCCCTTCTGGAGCTTTTGTGACCAGCCTATGAAGTCTTACTGTACCGCCTTCGCTCTTATTCCTTCGTACTACGTAACCTGTATCTGATAAGTGCCAAGTTAGATTGCCATACTTTTTTAATGTGCTGTCATCAACTAATGTAACTTTTCCGTGACCTAATTTTCCTGATAGTTCTATATGTGGCATGTACTAATTATACCATATTTAATCTCCTGCCATTATTTAATCTGCCCATCTCACCGCACTATAATTGCTATTTTCGTCTCTGTATTCTATAAATTTATCTTCTCTGGCTTTGTCTGCCTCCTTGCTATACGTTATATACCCTAGTTCGTGTAGTTTCCTGCGACACCGTGTTATTGCACCTGGTGGAGTTGCACGGCTTAGATTGTCATAGAGTGATCTGTTATCTAACCATCCGTCGTATTCGTGCCAATAAATATCTAGTAAATAGGCATCGTCATTTGCGGCTCTAGGATGATTTTGTATTAATGCTAAAACTCTTTTTTGCTGTGGTGTGAGATGTATCATTCTGCCCCCTTCAAAATAGAACTTGTAAGTAATATTAGTAGTACAAACCATGGACTTACCATTATAGATAACAGTGCTATGAATACAAGATACGATGATAACATTAGGGCTATCGTTGTGTTTTTACTCATAATTCTTCCTTTCTGCTTCGATCGCAGATAGCAATATTTCAATGTCGTACTGAACGCTACCAATCGCGGTAAGCCTATCCATCGCCTGGCGTACTTCGGAGTTGATGAGGCGGTTTATCGACCTCTTGAGTTTTACGTCATCAATCTGTGCTGCATAACCTTTCTCGGTAGGTAGTACCGAAACCATTGCTCCGTTTTTATCCAACCATTCGAGGAAATCGATATTATACTCTCGTAACTCATCTTGTGGGGTGGTCATCGCTTAAGCCCCCTTCTTCCAAATGTCAGTCATAGCTTCTCCTTCTGCCCTTTGAGGGTGGCGAGACGGTCTTCTGGAAATCGGCATACTGCACAGCTTCGACGCCCACTTCCATCCGCATGCCCACGAATTACATGAGTGTGTGGGTTCTCTCTCATGCTCTTCAACATATCAATCCGCTCTGATAGATATGCGTCCTCAAGTTCTAATGAGTTGTTTTTTACTCCCTGGTTCCAGCACTCTTCCAGCTCCTCAATAGCACCGTCGAGTTTGGCTTGGTATAGGAGTTCATTGTGCAGCTCTTTTGCCCTGTCCATCATCTCTTCAAATAGTGCAGGTGTAATTTCGCCAATACTCGACGCCTCGCAAGCATTGATGATAGCGTTGATTATCTCATCTAGTTCTTTGTCGTAATCGGTCATAAACATCTACCAGGAACAGACAAATTTAGTATTTTGATTGTTTCACATGGGGCAAAAAACATTAAATATGTATACAGTAAAATCATTAATAATCCTAATATAGAAATTATGTAATCATATTTATTCATCATCACTCCTATTAACAAAATCAACAATATCTGAATAATTATCATTTGCTACGAGTGATTTTAATACCTCTTCTGTGCTAAATTGAGCAAGTACGTCACATAAATCAATGTTTTCTAAATATACATTAACCTGAGTGTGTTCATGTTCGACAATTACTTTGTCTGCGTACGTTTGTAGATTCATTTTTACCCTTTCATTGCTTAATGATATTACTAATATAGCACATGCTTTCAAATAGTTCAAGCTTTTATATTAAAATTCGCCGACCCTCGCATAGTCGGCGAATAATTTAATCTTGTATTGAAAGCCTTTGGAGTTCCAACTTTAACCAGTTGTATCCAGAGTATTTCTTTAATAGTAGTTTATACCTCAACATTCATATACCTCAAATACGCTCCGCTTGAATATGCCCCCCATGCGTTCCATCCTTGGGATAGGTAAACATCGTAAGCCTTTTTTACGTTCTCTTCTGGATCGTAAAATATACCACCATGTACACATGCAATCTGGAATAATCCGTAGCTACCTATACATCCGTTATGAACATCGTTCATGTTAGCGGCGTTTGGGTTGCCTTCAGATTCTGCCATACATACTGCATAGGCTATCTTTTTATCCCAGTTGTACTTATAGGATATTCTACAGTCTGTAAGAGTTTTTTCAGGTGCTATTTCTTCTTTGACTGTTTCTATATTCTCAGAAGCTACAGTCTTTACTTCTGTGATGTTTTTACCGATGCAACACCGTTATTGTATTCCTGCTGCATTGATTGAGTGTAATTGTTGTGTACGAACCATCCTGTGATGAGTCCTGCAATTGCAACGATTAATATTGCAATAATTGCGTAAGGAATTAGTAGTTTAATCTCTACTGTTTTTGGTGTTTTGTTTGTTGATGTTTTTGACATTGTTATGTCTCCTTTTTTTTGTAATTGAGTGTATGGTACCAGTAATAATACGTATTTGTTTGCTCCGCTTTTGTGTGCACACTACTTGCTAAGAGTGGTGGTTCCCGTAGAAACTCCCCGAAGTAATACTCTCCGTCGGACTATTATTACTTGTGCTACTACACTCAATTGTTAATCTCAGTAGCCAATCATCCAGCCTAAGTTCCTCGTGAGTGTCTGAGCCGTATTCTACTGGCTTTCGACTGGGTGAATGGCTACCGAGTTTATATTTTGTAAGCGACTGCCTTGTCAGAGTTTTTGGCTTGGGTCTATCTTTATCCCGTCGCTTTCATCCTTTCATTGCTTGGATGTACTCTTAATATAGCATATGCTTACTTAAATTGCAATAGTTTTTGTTTATATTCTTCAATTAACACTTGTATTTCGTAGTCTTTGTACTTATAGCCGCCGTTTTTAATAGCCTGCAGATACTCGACATGCTCTTTACCATATTTATTTATCATAAACATCGTATACCCTACGGCATTTCCTTCATCAAACCTGTTACATGATCTGCATTGTGCATGGACGTTGTCTTCTCGCCATCTTGTAGCCATCCAGCGGCGATTGATAAAGTGTCCAGCGTCTGCTTGTTCGTAGGGTTTATATTGAGTACAGCTGCAACACAAAAATACTCCATTGTTAGAGTCTCTTAACCGTATATACTTTGAGAATACGATATCTAGTTTTTTAATGAGTGTTTTATTTGCCATTGTTTACCGATGAAATTAAGTATGGTGTATTGTTTCCATTATTATCGACCCACTCAATATCTGTATTTTCACACCAGGCACATACTTCAGCATGTATTGCATAGTCAGTAGTTATTTCTTCGTACACCTTAACAGGAATACGCGTTCTATATTCTCTCATCCATATACCATATCTACCTTTTATACTTCCGATAAATTGTCTTGGTCTTCCTTTTTCGTCACGTACTAACCAACCATTTTCTTCTTCAGTAGTAGCCCATTTTCTATTTTTCATATCAGAATGGGATGTCCTGTAAAGAAATTGGTTTATCAAAATCATAATCTGGTAAGTTATCACGAGTTTTTTCTATTACTTCGTGTTGTTTGATTGGTGTACTATCTTTATTTTCGTATGGTTTATTTATAAATAGCCTACCGTCCCACTCAGGAGTGACTGGCACAGTTTCAAGTTGGATAGATATTTTACTTCCATGTTCAGACACCCATGCAGTGCCTACTGTAGCGTAGACATTTTTAGTTTCACCGTCTTTTTCATATGCACGGACTTTTGCTCTTACTTCTCGTCGTTCATCACTCATTTATTTAATCTCCTATTTATCCAGTGAACTATTTCTTCTAGTTTTAACACTCTTGATAATTCTTTTAGTAGGTTATTCATATTATCAGATAGCTCCTCGAATGAGGATTTATCTTTGTAATCATAGTAATCTATACTCTCAACATGTTCTTTACTACTAATATCGAAAAACTTAGTTTCTTTATTATCCATTATATTGATCCCATGCTATAAGCTCTTCAACAACATTGATATTGAAGTTCGGCTCTCGACCTTTAGCTTCGTCAATTATCTTAAAAGCTTTGTTAAATTTTTCAGCCCCGCTTTCAAGGAAACTAGAGTCACAGTGGAATACTTTAATTCGGTATGGGGCTTGATTTTCAATTGCTACGAAGTAAATATTTGTAGCGTCCTTCAGGTAATCATAGATTGCCGCCTGCAAGTCGTAGTGTTGATACAGAGCCTTCTTGGAAAATGAATCGAAGACCTGTGTAGATACGAACTTCCAGTCAATCACTGTAGTCGTCTCGTCATCAGTGGACACTAAGTCAAGAATACCTTTTACGTTATGACCGTTTACTTGTTTCTCAACTACCAATTCTGTAAGGCACGGATTGCTTAGGAACTTTTCTAGTTTCTCGTGGTCTACAAGTCTATCGATAATCTTGTTTAACGTTTCAATCTTTTCTTCAGTCACAATTGAGGTGTCGTCTGGTTGACTATCACGCCATTCCTTAGCGGCATTGGTACGGAAATTATCAAACGGCATTATAGCGATCTTTGCCTTTTCGCCGCCCAATCGTTCAGATATTAGGGCGTGGATTAAACGACCGTCTGACATTGCACTGGTATCTTCATGTGGGAATAGTCCCAGTTTTTCACCAACAGCATAATCGTATCCCTTTTCGTACACCTTAATGAGAAAGCTAGGGGACAAGTTGATTGGTTTCATGATTCTACCCTCGGATTTATATGATAATTATCAATTTCCTCTTCGTTAAAAGGTATATTGTTCTTTTTAGCAAATTCTATAAACTCTTGTTTGTCAGTCTCACTATCCCATTTCCCGCAGATACCGTTAACTGAATAAAATTCTTCATACATACCACAACAGTCACCGCAAACTGTTGGTCGCCAAAAAGTATAACCATGCTCCTCTAGCCAACTTTCTATGAGATCTTCTTCTCTTTCATCATAATAAGTAAATAGAGTTTCCTCTATATTAGAGTAGGCCATTATTTATCCCCTTTGAGTGCATTAGCGATCTTTGTTCGTGCTTTACTTACAACTTCTTCCTCGCTCTCCCATTGGTCATCATCTCTAGTTAGGTTTCTACCAAATAAATTACCAAATGACTTAGCGGCGTTCTTAATAGCCTCTGTACGTGCTTTTGGAACCGCCATAACGCCCGCAGCTTGAGATAATTTACTAAAATCAGTAGGTGAGGCGTCTTTAATAGTTTGAAATTCAGCGAATCCGATTCCATCTGATACTAATACTTTATCCGAATAAGGTATTTTAGCCTTCAATTTAACGACGACGTAGAATCCATTAACCGCTACACCTTCTCGCAGAACTTCTACACTCCAAGACTCAAATAGTCCGTCAAGCATTCGTTCAATTGCAGTGATTGGGAGATAATCAAACTTTCCAAACTTGTGTTGTTTGACGATTGATCGTGGTGGATTAAATCCAAGTATCTGTTTATACGTTGATTCTGTGAGTGAGCCATGTTTCTGAATAGCTTTATCGATTACATCAAGTTCTTTTTTATCTAATTCTTCCATATTTTCCTTTCATTACTTGCTTGTGTATTTAATATAGCACATGCTTGTAGTTATATCAAGGTAATTTACAAAGATTATGATTATATGCTATTATAAAAATGATTGATGGATTACTTTACGGCTTCGCCGTCCCTATAAAGTTTTCTTTCATTGCTTGACATCAATCCTTAAAGGGCCTCACACTACGGGTCCTTTTTGTTTTGTTCAAAATATGCTATACTAAATATAGTGACGTGATTTCGTCATGAACCTTATACCCCCTATTCTGACTTATGTTAGTCAATCGTATACCCTATACAAAGTATTCTACCCTCCACTTTTGTATGTTAATGGGTGTACTTTTGTTTCTTCTGTGGTATTATTGGTATAACTATTTGATTCTTCTAAGCCATGAGTCGAATAGGGGTTAGTTAAAACAAAAAGCACCCGTATAGGGTGCAGTTGCTCAGCCATGAGTCTTATACTCATAGTATAGCAGTTATTGTTTTAAGTAGCAAATACCTTAACATAAGATAGTTTAGCAGTCTATCGATTATAGATACTAGTGAGAGAGGGATACAAATATGATAGGAGAATCATATGGATGTTCATGATAAGATTACGAACGATTTAGAAATAGTTTGTGACGCACTTGGGTGGGAAAGCGTTTATGTAAACGAATACACTGAAGCAGCCGCTATCAAAGCAGCTCCCTTATTTCAGTCACTCGGATACGATTACGGAGATAGAATACCTAGTGTGTACAAATTACAAGACACCATTACTGAACTGGTAAATAGTGTCGGCAAGTCAATAATACGTAACGTTCCAAAAGGAAACTACAGAGACTTATCATCATCTACTGGAATGTTCGTTGTTAAGGCGTGGTTTGACCATTTTGACGACGATACAGGTGAATTAGGTCAATGGCAATTTGAGATTTATTTTAATCTCCTTGAGTTTGCCGAACATAGAGTAAAAGCATAGTTAAATAAATAATTATCTCCCTCTCTCTAGTGTCTATAATCAACACTTGAAGATAGTTGTGCTGGTAGTAATGCTCCTACGTGAAGAGCTGGTGTAATAAGTAGCACGTCCACCTATTGGTTAGAAAGTTAGTGGGTAGTAAGACGACTCCCATATGCCTGCCTTGATACGTCGGGCTAAACGTAGGTCATGTCTTTGCTACTAGCACCATGTCTTCAAGGATTGAGGATGGATATGGGGTTAGAGGGGATAGCTCAGTCGGTAGAGCACCCAATATGGGAGGTCGTCGGTTCGAGTCCGACTCCGTGAGTGAGTAGCTGAATCGTGTTCCTGCACGATCCTGGACTCACTACCCCTTACCTGTCTTCAATCAAAACTGCACCGAGCACTAGTAGCCCCTCCCAATGACCATTTTCGCAAAGTGGCGAAAATGGTCTGGACGAAAAATGAAGTGAACGTGCCGAAACTTAGTACGGACAGGTGTGACGAGCCTTGATTAAATATTCGATTCGTCTCTCTTACTCCGTACTAATACTGACTAATATCGTTATTGGGACAGAAACCAACTGGCAAGCCGTAGAAGTACGTGAGCATTGATAGCGATAGAGAGTAGATGTTAAGGGTTTGGAATTGTTTAGCTCCTAAAGTAGTAGGGGAGATGGTCTAATTGTTTCTGTTATAATGGAGTAATGACCAGTTGAACTTCACACCGCTTGAAACGGGATGAAAAAGACATACTAGATATCATTGAACTAGCCAGGATTGAGCGTAGTTTCATGAAAAGGATAATGATTTACTTAGAACTATTCATTAGAGATAGAATAAGTACCCGTAATTAACGATTTAAAGCATCATACAGGACCTTTAGTTATAAACTAGTAAATATACCCATTTAATTAAACAAACCCCATTTCTGGGGCTTATTTAATGTTTTGGCGAAACAAGAACTACTGTGCTTTTATTATACTATTTATCTCCGCCAACTTCCAGTTCTCCAATCGAATGCAACAGACAATGCTACAACTACTCCGATTAGAACTGAAATTACCTGGTTAAAAACTAGTGATGCGACGAAGTATGCTAGTACTCCACAAACTAAAGCTAAAAGTAAACTCATATTCCTCCTTGTTACACTTTAATTATACACCTATTACTATTCTGTTGGAGAGTCGATAATAATGTCGAGTTCAGTACAAGCTATATTTCCTAATAACCTAGAATAATATTCTGGTGGTGTTATCCATTCTATAGTTTCACCGTCATACCATGGTGTAAGTATTTCGTTCGGCGATTCCATATCATAGTCCGTTTGTACACCTTACTTTTTCACCGTTCAGTAGTTCCCAGTTTTGGTCATCACTATACCTAACTTCCCATCTGTTCTTCTCTTTGTTGCATCTAAGCTGGGGAGTGAGTCCATTTGCTCCTGGTTCTCCCTTTTCTCCCTGAATTCCTTGAGGGCCCTGTGCTCCGTCTACCCCGTCACGGCCATCTTGACCGTCTTTTCCGTTCTCACCATCACGTCCGTCTCTGCCATCAAAGTAATCTATACCCTTAACTGGCGTATCGCCATCTATCCCATTTTTTGGCTCTGGAATATTGCTTATTACTTTGTTAAATATAGTACTCTCAAGACTTTTGTATATTTGATCTCGTTCTTTTATCAAAGTATAAATATTGAATAGGACAATTAAAATAAAGAGTAGTAATAACCACGTTACCGTTCTACCTTTATCAAATTTCATCTTATACCCCTTTAGTTACAAGGTATAGGATACCTGCAACAATTAACTGTAAGGCTATTCCGCCGATGACTGTATATTTAACCCATTCGTGCTCTTTTTGCATTGGTTCATACTTAGCATGGATGTTCACTACTGTGTCAGATATTTCTTTATCTATATACTTTCTAAGCTCATCCTCAACTTTTTCTATTGCACCTGCTACGTATCCTACTGTAGCCACACCAGTCGTATTAGCCTCAATTTTTTTGACTACCTCAAAGAGGCTATCAACTTTTGTCTCGATTGCTATTAATTGGTAGACTTTTGCGGGTGATTCTAGCTCTGTTTGTGTTTTTGCCATATCTTTACGTTCCTTTTACTAAGAAATAAAGCTTCGGAGTTCCAACGACAGTATTAATAGTCATTGTTAGCTCACCTGCTTCATCAAATCCTGTGCTAGGTATATTGATAGACAAGATGAGAGTTTTTACTCCCCCTACATTCTTGTAATGCCTCAGGGCATATGAAGTTGATGAGTCGTTATATAGGGGATTCCGAGTATAATTGGACGTAATATTGCTCCAACCTACTGATGCGTTGTCGTCAGGTTCTTCTGTAGAAAAGAATACCTCATCAATATTAATCGTATCGTCATTTAATAGGATTGTTTTAGTCCCTGTACTAATTACACTTGATGTGCCGCCTTCAAATTTCATACTATTTCTCCCTATATACTGGCGTCTTAGAAGAGCCTAACATAAATCTCTCAACTACAGGGTACTTCTTACCAACCAGTCGGGCAACTAGGTAGTAAAGCATTGAAAACGCTAAGCTTAAAGCAAGTGTTAAGTTAGTGCTAAAGTTTTCATCAGTCTCGATACCGTTTGAAGTAAGCCATGCAATAATCGTTCCTGCTACAATTGGGGCGTATGTTCTAACGTAGGATGTTACTGTATTGTTCATTAACTTATTCCTCCTGTTACATATATGTTGTTACGGTTGCCGTCATATGGACCCTCGGCCACATAACGTCGGTTTCCACTATTACCAATGTAACTAAGCCATACGAACCCGTTAGCAATTATGTAACTATCATACGTAAATCTATCACCCCGTTTGTAAGTAGCTACGACGGATGCTGAAGTTGAGGGTTCACTTCTCACATTCAATGCCATGGTGATTACAGTAGCTATTCCATTCGCTGTCCGACGTTGATCGCTCGGAGTTTTTACTTGGAGGGCTTTTGTTGGTCGCCAAACACTCTCAATGCCATTAAACGGTTGGTCCCTACGTCCTACACGTAGTGGTACAGTACCGTTTTGATCAAGGAACTTTCCATCGTCATCAATAATTCCGATGTGACCGTATCCCCCACCATAGTTTTTCCCATAGCGGATTATGTCACCTGGAAGAAGACCTCCCGAGACTCTACTAAAAGTAGGTGGTACAAAGTCTTTGGCGTTCCCCCTAGGAGCGTAAGGAATTCCGAATACTCTATCAAGATACTGCTGTACAAGTGAAACGCACTGTCCAGGATATTGGTTTACAACTTGAGTTGTTGGGTTGCTAACTTGCCCCTGTGATATAGACCATTCTCTGAATTGTTGTAGACTACTCATTAGTGCTCTCCTCTACTGGAAATACTTCTCCTTGGAATTCTTCATCTTGGTTTGTATTCATGGTACTACTCCTTATGTGATACTAATTAAATGACCATTAAGGAAGGTCCTATCTTGGCCTCCTACTGCTGCACCCGTCGTAACTGCACCAGTGTAAAGTTCAATATAATCACCGGCATTTAATTTTACATCTGCCGATACATTACTTCCCATATTCTGTGCCCCCCCAGTAGCATTAAAGAATAGTGGGGCATACTTTAATACCGTTCCGTTTTTATAAATTGCACATTGTGTCTGACCGTTGCCAATGAATTGAGTAAGTTGAGCATCAAAGTGATAATGACCAGTGATGGGCGCAGTATACCTACTCAGGGAAGTATCGAAGTTATTGTTAGTATCATATAATTCTACCCCTAGGTTTATTTTTGTTGCCCCACCGGGACTCTGTGCTGCAGTAAACGTGGCACTAAATTTATATAAATTTGAGTATTTTACGGGTGTCACTGATCCATCTTGGTAAGCTGAAGTTGGAATAGCACCATTATTAAACCCTGTTCCCGCTGCTAACGCCTCATCATTAGCAATCATTTCATCTAGAAACTGTGCAGTAAGCGGGGTGAATGGAACGGCGTCTTTACCAGGATAGGGAAGTGCCATTATTTGTCTCCTTTGTATTCAGTGTCGAGATACTGCCAGTTACTAAATACTGGGTCTGACACTATTTTTTTAATTTGGTCTTTTTTAACTAATTTAACTGAATCGTCCATGAACTTCTCTATTTTCTGTATGTCACTCTCTGGCGACCACAAAAAAATACAAAACATTTCATTATATTTCTTATAGTTTTTTGCGTACGAATAGATAGGAGTACGAGAATCACTCTCACGTAAAACTCCATTTAATTTGTAAGGATACCCGCCTGCATATTTATTTACCTGTATATCGTCCTCTTCAAGGCCACGAAGCTTTCTAAATATACCTGGTATGTTTGCATTCACTAGTCTTTCCATCTTAGTTTTATTATACATTATTATCTATTGCATAATATTTAAGCATGTGCTATATTGAATAGTATATTATTAGCAATGAAAGGAATAATATGGAATTAGTAAATATTGTTTTAAAGAGTAAAGTCGTGTGGGTGACTGTTTTATTAGGGGTTTTATACACTACAGAAGTTTATACAGTTTATAATAGTAGTATGACGGAAGAACCTACCAGTAATGTAAAAAATAACGCCGAAGTAACTAAACAGGAAGAAACTAAACCAGTTGAACTAGAAATGGCGGCTATGGAAGTTCCTAGTGATTCAGAGCTATTCGTTGATGATACTCCAGAACTCGCACAGGCCCAAGCGCCATCGTCAGTCCGATCTATAGAAGAAATAGCAAAAGACTATCCTCATATGTTTCAGACTCAGTACGACCAAGAGTGTTTAAATGCTATCGTAGCAATGTATCCTGAACGATTTACTGAAGATGTACGTGAAAAAAACATGAAAGCCCTAACCGCCTTTGCTAGCTACTGTTCTACGGGTGTTCCATTTGAATCTAAACGATTCAACAATACAAGAAATTATCTTGACGCATACGGTGGAAAAGGTTCCTTCTTCGACTCAGAACTTGCGAAAAGCCGATACTAAGCATACGGAGACAAGAACGTGTTTATGTCTGCCGTTATAATTTCACTCCCTGCTGCTAATGTTAATGTTGCACCGTAAGGATTACGAATTAGAACTGTTAACCTTACAGTAGTAGATGATTCACGAGTTACACATGCAAGTACATCATACAAAGCCGGGCCTCCTCCTGAAGTTCCAGTTCTTGAATAACTTACGGAAGAACCCAACATATCTAAGCTAGGGTCTTTGTTGGAGTTTATCCTTGAACGAATCGCCGCCCCAATAGTACCGAGTGTAATTATTGTTGAATTTGAATATGTAGAAGACGCACTAATTACCATACTTCCAGGAATGGTAATTTGAATAGTATTCCTTGCATCATTCTTTAATGTTGCGTAATCTGAATTTAGTATGAATTGTTCTGGTTTTGTCATATTATTCATCCAAATAAATTCTATAATGGAACCTTTCCGTGGTCGGTATAAATGAGGCTCTCGTAAAAGTTAGATCGTTTATGTTCACGTCACATCCACTATCTGGAACACCTGAATTTACATAAGTATACGTTTCGTCATAAACTGTCCCGTCTCTTTCGGCCCATGCCATAACTTGAGGCCGATATCCTAGATTATGGGGAACGACTGCGGTTGAGCTTGCTACACCAGATGCTGCCGTCACTCCTGCTAAATAGAGTTTTGTATAGTTATAATCTGAGTTAATCATGAAATTATCTACACCTACATTTGTGAACGGTGCGTCAAGATTAACAGTGGAGGGCATAAACGCATAAATACGGTAATAAAGCGTAGCAGTTGAACCTGTCCAGTTTTGGTTGCGAAAGATTACTTCTGTTGAGTTGGCTTCAATGCCCGTATCAAAAGTAAAGGGGGAGGGTGCTGTGGGGCTTGTTGTTATTGGGCCACTATTCATTTCATAAGCAGTCTGCCAAGTACTGTCAGTTGTCCATAATCCTCTAGGAAGTGGCATAAATGGTAATCCATGTGGAATGTGAACATCGTTAAATCCCATTGAGGGTACTGACACGCTACCCGACCTAAGCCATATTATCTTGTCCAACGGATAGTCGGAGTCGATTTGCATTAGTTTTGAGCTAGAAAGACTCATTACGCCGCCAATAAGTCGATTACGTCCTCACCGGGCTTCGACATCCAGAATCCGACTCTTGTAGCATATGAACCAAGTTTAATACGCCTATCTGTGCCATCAGAGAACAAGAACCCTGTCCTATCCACTACAGTAAGCTCCTGTTGGTTTGAGGGATCGTAAATCACAAGCCTTCCCTTGGATTGTTCAAGCCTAATATCTCCCGACAATGTCGATACTGAACTTGCGCCGGTGTACTGTACTGTTTTAATAATAGCCATTACTTTTATTATACCCTTAAGGAGCTAGCAAATCTGGGCCATTTAATAATGATTGGTCAAGAATAAACCAGTTCCTAACTGTATATTTACGAGCTGTTATTGTCTGCGACATTTCGTTAGGCCGCATGCCTGTTATAATTTTGGTTATTTTGTAGTCATCATTATAGAATCCAGTTTGAACTGTTATCACATCGCCTAGTTGAAGGGCTGGATCGCCTTTTGCCTCTATCTCAATGACTGAGGCAAACTCCTTATATCCATCTAATACAAATTCTGCAAACGAGTCACAGTTTGAATAATCACCAAAAAAGTCGTTGTCAATATCTAAGATTTTTTGTCCGTATTTCTCTACAGAATCTTCGTCGTATGCTTCGTACCTAATACTATCGACTATCTTCGCTGGCTCTCCCCATACTTCAACTTGAGTTATTGCGACTGGAAAGGCATTAGTGTTATTGAATAACATAACATATGAGTTTGTCCGTAGTTCAGATAACGTAATATTTATATTAGTAGTTACTGGATCACCAGTGTTTGCATTGACTGCGGTGAACCAGGACGTATCAGTCTTCCTCCCTACAGTAGGAGTAGTAGCTGTCAATGATGGATCGTTTAAAGAGGCATCAGGGTAGAATGCTGTGCTGCTCGCTGGAACAATAAAGCTGTTTGAATCGATTGGAATCTCTTCTTCCTCAGGACGAGCATTAGTGAATATAGGCTGGAAGGATTGGACTTTTCGTATATTGGAGGTAATACGAACAGTATTTATAATTTCATCATCACCTGTGTTTCTTATAGAGATAATATTATTATCGTTAAACGTCATTACTGGTGTCTGAACACCATATAATCTATCCTCGAATCGGATAATTCCCTGTTCATCTAGCCACAGTTTACCCATTTCCGCCTGCATAAGTTGCCGAAACGCTTCTCCCGCGCTTTTTCCACGCTCCCAAAAAAGGAACGGTATTACGTTTCTAGCATATCCTAACGAATATTGAGAAGGGTTTAATCCAAATTGTTGGAATAGCTCGCTTAACACTTCATCAGTACGAACGTTTTGCATAGCTATTGTTTCAGTGAGTGACATATTATACATTTCACTCAAGAAATCCATAGCAGAAAAAGTAGCTGTTTTTCCTGGGTCGTCTAGTTCGGGCATTCCCTGAGTTAAACCAACGAACTCTTGTACTACTCCTACTGTTTGAAAGCCTGCATATAACCTAATAGGTCGTTTAGGAAGTACAGTCGAACTTATGGGACTTCCAGACTCTGGACTAAAATATCCATCAAAGTTGTTTACCGTTATGTCTGCAATAGCGCTTTGAACTGAGTAAGGGAAGTCTATTTCTCTTTCCCAGTCAAGGTCTATGACTCTATCTTTGTATGACTTGTAAGAATACTTATCCCACTCCATGATAGGATTATCCTCAGATGGAGCCAATAAATCTGGACCATCCAATAATGAAACATCGAGAATAAAGAATGTTACGTTAGGGTCGAATGACTTATCAAACGATACACGAAAATCCCAGTCAATTGGGACAATCTCGTTCTGAGCCATTTCATGGAAGGCATCACTTACTATTTGCATAATCTAAATCCCACTTTTTTCTAGCATTAATGGCATCTTCTTTATCTTTGAAATACCCAAGTAAGATATTCTTGTAGTTCAATTTTACTTGAGCCACCCACCTTTTGTCTCTTGTTGAATAGGTGACTCCATTGAATCCAGACTTATTATTGGAACGTCTATTAGCATTGAGCATATTTTGGCTAGTAGTAGCAATTCGGAGATTTGATCTACGATTATCAAGCTTATTTCGGTTTATGTGGTCAACTACCAAACCATTTGGCGGATTCAGTATCATCCTGTGCATCCTCATTGTTTTATAATTCACTCTTGACATAGCATATCCACCACCAACATCTAAACACCAACTATGCTTAGAAAGCATTTCATAATCGAAGTCATCAACTATTGCATATAGTCCTTTACCCGCATTGCCACTCAGTGCTATACGCCTCATCACGAACTCCAGTCTGGCATTTGTATCGACTCACGGAAACGCACTTGTACATTCTCAATGGTGCCACAATTATCTATTACGTTTTGGGTATCGAGGTACATCCTAACTGGAATGTTTACCACAGAGAAGTGATCAATAGACAAAAGCGGATATTGGAATAAAGTCCACTGTCTATCGTAGAATCCTTTAAGAGTATTGAACTCTGCTTCGCTCATATAAGCCATTTCAACGGCCCACTGACGCTTATTATAGGTAAAGTAGGTACTCATGTTGTTATCTAGCGTTACGATGTCTGTAGCGCCTTCTATAGTGCCTATAACGAGGGGAGGTCGTATGAGGGTAAACGTAGCCGTTGTAGTTCCGTCTGTTAGTTCTATGTTCATACTGTACCACCATTCAATGCACGGGACTTCTGTATTTCTTCAAGCCGTGCTGCTATTTGTTCGGCTACTCGGCGTTGTTCTTGTTTTGATGTGGCAAATACTCCAGAAATGTTAATCTGGTATGTCGCCTGCCCACCGTTACCCTTTTTAAGAGCCTCAAACTTATCCAGTGGAATGACTAATTCGTCTTGTCCACCTTCACCAATATTTGCCAAGATACCACCGGGTCGAGCTTTTACAAGTCCACCTTCTGCAAGTCGTGGGATTGATACACGGCTAACTCGTGATAAGCTTCCAGGCGTAACTCGGTCAATGGCATCAATTGCACTATTGATAGTATTAATAATGTCATTAATTCTATTCTCTAAGAAACCTAGAATACCGTTTACGGCTCCCTTGAATGCGTTCCCAAGTGCTTCACCTATCTTTCTACCTGCATCTGTAAAACTATTGACGACTCTATTCCACAAATCCCTAAAGAATGTAACAGTATTTGAGAAAGCATTCGTTATGTCTCGCCACCTCTCGGAGAACCATGTACCAATATTAGCCCACAAAGATTGTATCGTTGATATCGCTGTAGAAAAGAACCCTACAATCTTATTGAGACCATTTTGGACTGCAATAGTCGCGTCTTCAACTATTTGAACAATCCTACCTATTACCCATGCTATTCCAAATACAATTGCCGCTAGTCCTACGGCTGCGAGGGCGAACAATCCTACAAGCACTCCTATGGCTATCCCGAGGCCAATAACTATAACCTTAAGACCTTCCATCACTTGTTTATTTTTAGTTATCTCACCAAATACTCTAATGAGTTCTTGCACAAATGGCTTCACATATTTATCTGTAACATCTTGAACTGCCTTAAAGAATCCAACAATGGCTTCTTTATTATTCTTAAGAAATTCAGATATCGCCGAAACGGTTTTTAAAAGAGTATCAAATATTCCACCTACTTTTATATCCCCAGTTGTCTGGTCGACTCCTATTATTGCAAGACCTACGTTATTGATTCCTTCAACAAGGTTGCTTACCTGGCCATCAAATGTTTTACTTTGCTTTATAGCTCCCTCAAATGCAAATCCACCTTTATCATTTGCCCTGTCAAGAGCTGTAGCAAACATATCGGCTGTTACCGCACCATCCTCGAAAGCTTCTTTTATATCATTAATACCAGTCTGCTCTTTTACTACTTCTCGTAAAGATTTTGCCAAGCTACCCGCTCCAGAGTTAATTATTTGGTAGTAATCCTGAGCTTGTACACGACCTTGTGCAAATATTTGTCCTGATACTAGTGAAAGAGAAGACAAGTCTCCACCAGTTGCGCCAGCGACATCACCTAATTGACGCATAATATTTAGAACATCTTCAGCTCTTACTCCAAACCCTAGAAGAGTCTGCGCGGATTTGTTTATATCTGAACTCGAGAATGCCGTTTCAAGCGAAAATTTATTTAAATCACTAATAATTCCTCGTGCTGTATCTAAACTACCAGTAAGGGACTCAAACGATGCTCTTGTGGATTGTAGTTGACTTGCCTGACCTACAAACTGAACTGTTGCTGCTCCTACTGCTGCTGCAAGTGCTGCGAATGCTACTGCACCGGTTTTTAGGGCCGTGCTCGCGGCTTTGTTAATTGAACTGTTCAAGTTACCAGATGATTTGTCTGCATTATTTGCCGAAGTATCAATATCCTTATTGGCTTTCTCAATTTCAGATGCACCTCGTTTATAATTCGAGGTATCAATAGTTGCAATTAACTTAATATCACCAGTACTAACCATGATCTGGCTCCGCACTCTTTACTAGTCGAGAGGTTATTTTCTTGAAAGTTGAACCAGGATTATTGCTCTTAGCAGAAAGCGAGCCAAATAAAACTGACTGTGCATTGAAATACACATCCGAAAGAGAAACTTTTCTCGCTGCTGTTACTAGTCTGTTCATTTCTTTTGTATTTATTCCTTTGGATCGGTCTTTATGCGGGTAAATATCCCAGTATGCTTCCCATCCAAACTTTAATAAGAACTCGGCCTCTAGCAAGTCTTCTTCGTAGACTTTAATCTTCTTGCCAGATTTGGCTTGTATTTTTGCCAAATCTGCTTCTGAGATATTATCTAGTGCCGCTTGGCGTTCTTCATCAGTCACTTGCTAAGTCACTTTCTTCGGCTTGGCTTTTAATATCTTCAAATGCCTGGATAATAACTGACATTGGAGTTTTATATACCCATTCGTTTACTTCTGAATTATCTTCAGTTCCATCTTTAAAAATTGTTTTGAAGAAGTTAAACATATACTCTTCAATTTCATCATATTTATCTAGATCTTCTTCTGTGTAATTTCCGCTATCAATCTTATCGCCAAGAAACTTTCCACGACGCTGCATTTTAGATAACTTTAACTCATCACCCGCTCCTGGTAATACGATAGTCCACAGTTTTCCATCTACTTCTACTTGACCTTCTGTGGTGTATTTAAGAGTGTTAATTTTTTTAATTTCAGGCATTCAAGTCTCCTATTATCTTCTATTACTAGTATACAATAAACACCCCCTCGTAATTGAGGGGGTGTTCTATTTTTGTTTGATTTTTAGCTGCTTGCGACTGGTTCGTACTGTTCAGTAGCTGCGTTCCACAGAGTTGGGCCAGTGAGTGAACCTGTACCAGCATAAGCGAATACTCCGTCGTCATCTGGCTGCGCCTGTACTGTGACGGCTACAACGACTGGGTCAGATACATTCTGTGTAATCTCAATAGACGCGGTAACAGAACCGTTTGGAAGGTAAATGTCGTTATCTGAGTTAGATTGACAAGTGTAGTGGATTACCAAAGGTGTGTTAGTTCGAGCAACACAGGTATCGCCGCCGAAAGCCACGCGACCAGCGACTAGTGGGCGATCTTGTGACGCAGTATATAGGTCTGGAAAGATTACACCAAGGTAGTTCATGTTTGGAAGTGTAACGTTAAAGACTACGTTCGCCTCTTCGTAAATACCTGTAGACTGGCGGATTGTACCAGCCATCGTCGGAATTTCTCGTACGGTTTCCGTGAGAGTTGTTACAACTCCCTCATCGCTAATAAATTGTGCGGGAATAGTGACGCCGTTAAGGGATACGTCTACTTTTCCTGTGAGTTCATATTGCATTTAATATTTCTCCTTTAATTATTATCTCTACTTATAATTCTACTCACGTATATTCCCTATGTCGTACAATAATAATATGAGGCTATGTAATTACTGTGATGAAAAACATTACGCTAAAGGTCTATGTCGATCTATGTATATGAAGGAAAGGCGAGGAACTTTAGGAATGGCAACACCCGTATGTATGTACTGTGGTAAGAAAAATCACGCTAAACGTATGTGCATTAACTGCTATAGGCGACATCGTTATAATAAACTTCGCCAGAAATAACTCTAACAACTTTTCCATCTTCGTCTATTCCAGCGCTTTCCACGCTACTTGTAGGAATAATACGGACGTTAAAATATTCTTGGGTTGTATGTGGTGGTACTGCGGGTAAATCACATACATCCGCAAAAGCTTCTTTTAAATACTTCAGTATACTGTCTAGCCTCTGGTGTCCCTTTAACTTATCGGTATACCTGGAATAAATATCAAAAGACTGTATTCCAACATCAAATCGAGTCACTTCGTTTCCTCTTGCAACAATCCAGATACCTTCTTTTGCGTTACCGTTTGAGTCAAGTGGGGCAACTTCTAAAAACAAATCGGCATCAATCGTTCCAAATCCATCATTTTCAAGTTGCTTGAGTATGCTTAGTAAAATCATATCTCCCCCCTAAAGTATTTATCTGTATTTCCTCTTACAACTGCATCGCCTGCTCTATATAGATACTGAAGTGTCTGAGGGTTCTTTTTGTTCTCAAAGTGACGTCGGCGTGCATACCTTACTCCTCCACCACCAAATATAACTTGCATGGTCAGGAATCCTAACTTTTGTATTCGTCCGCTGCTTACTAAAGCTCCTGATGCACGAGGGGCAAGAATGGACGCCCTACGGTGAATATCAGTAGTTACTTCAACAAGGCCGCGTTGTAGCCCATCTTGGACTTGTTGCGACCATTTCCTATTAAAATTGGCCTTAACTGGCATCAACAACTCCGTAATCAGAAAAATCTTTAGCCGCTAACGTCACTCGATAGTGTTCACGAACTCCATTATGGAAGTTATCTCCACCAGTTTGTCCGACTATTTCATAGTCTTTTCCTTCTATACGGATACCATGACCCACTAAATTACCGCCATTAGCCAAAATAAAGCTCTCTGAGGGCCTTATGTGCAATGTAGGCGTAGATTGTCTATTCTCTTCATTTGCAGTCGTCACAGAGCCTGTACGGAGCTTAAACACGCCAGTTGCGTCCGTAATAGATACAATAGTATCGCCTCTTACCGTGTCCTCTATTTTCAAGAACTGGTAAGGAATGCTAATAAATACTGAAAATACGTCGATATCCATAGTAGCAGTTAGCCTTTATATCACCGTGGCGAATCGTCTGAACGTCACATAGTGAATATTTATTGATTACTCGACGATTACTATCGATGAAGTTCTCATCATCAGTTCCAGAGTCTTCTGCAAATCTAATCCTGAAGTCTTCTACTTGTTTTTCTGTTACTACTCCACTGTTTGTGTAAGCTTTTGATGTATTAGCAAATAGTTGTGCAAGAAGTCGTTTCAAATCGGCGGGGTATGGATCAAATCCCCAATCTGCCGTCACTTCAACCTCACCTTTAGGGAAAGAGTCGAATACAATAGAGTTGAACCAACTCCCATTCTTACTATCAAATTGAGTGGGATAGTAGGCATCTGTTTCTAACGTTTCGCCGCCTACTTTCACGCTTGTAATGTTTCTGAAGACACCAGTCCACACAGTGTGGTAATTCTCACGCGGCTCGAATACCCGTGTGGCATCATCTTCTTTTGTTATGTTTGTACAGAGCAAGTCTTCAAGTGACTCTTCTGCAATTTCTAGATATAAGTCTAGATTTTCAACTTCAATAGGGGTAAGGGGTCGCCCCAGTAACGCTTCTAAATCTTCTTGTGTCATGGTTTGACCCCATTAATCCTTTATTAAGACGCTACCGACGCGACGATTGCTACAGCTGCTTTACGTGCGGTAAGAGCACCACCAGCCCAAATTTCCTGCAAGTATTCTTGCTTGTTGGTCTTAAGGGTGAAGTTCGTAAAGCTTTCGATAGAGTTGTCACCAACTGTCTTGTACTTGCTCAGAGATACGATGTAAGCATCGTTGTCTGGGTCTGTAGCATCAGTCAACCAGTCTGGTTCGATAACAGCTTCAAATCCTAGGACTGCGCCAAGGTTAGTACCCGGGGCGAATAGGAATCCACCGTTAGCGTTCTCTTCAAGGAGAAGTCCGCTCATGTAACCCTTTTTAGCAATCAGTACGAGTGAACCATCCGCCTCGATAAGGTCTTTGGCCTTTACGAGAGTTGCATAGGTTGTTTCACCTGGTACTGGGGTGTAAGTTGTTGCGAAAGCGTTGTTAGCGGTTGCATCTGCCTTAACAGCAACGAAAGATGTAATCTTGTATGCGCTACCTGGAGCACGACCATCACCGATAACGATTGCACGCTCGACTTCGCGGACAATACGTCGTGGAAGTTCGCTCAATACGTAACGTACGAGAGCACCTGTGCTCCGTTGGTTCTTAACATCTTCCTTGTTAAGAGTAATGTACTTGTAAATAAACTGTGGTCGAAGTACACGCTCATCGAACGTAAGCACCTGCTCAGCCTTCTCTTCAGCAGTGGCACGGTTGTAACCACGTCCACGACCATCTTCACTCGATACATCGTCTTCCGCGTCCCATGCTGCACGGAACACATCAGCACCAGTCTTAGTAACACGGTTCCAGATTTCACCACCTGCCTTGAAGGCATCCTCAATCTCAGTGATGAGGGCCTCTGGCAAGAATACTTCTGGGTTAGTAACACCCATTTTTACAGAAAGGTGTTCTTTCCATGCGTTCTTTACATCTTCTGAAGTTTTACCAGCGTTGTCCTCAAGAATACGTGCGAATGCTTCCATTGACGCCGTAGTCTTAAGGTAGTCTTTAACTGTTGGTTTTACTTCAACTGGAGCCTGGTTTGAAGGCTCGATAACTTGTGACTGAGCAATTGCTTTAGTCTCTTCCATCTCTTTAGTTTCCTTTGTTTCGTTAGTTACTTTAGTTTCTTCTGTTGGTTCTTCGGTTTTTGTTTGCTCCGCTTCATCTGAGGGTTCAGTGGAAACAGGTTCTTGGGTTTCAGTAGGTTCAACCACACTTTCTACCTCCTTCTCGCTTTCGAGTACTTTCTCAGCAAAACTTTCTAGTGATTGTTTTGTTGCTTCCATGCTATAGGCGAAATTGCCATTAAGGGCATTTTGGATCGTTGCCTTCAGGCTTGCTTTTTCAGTCTTGATAACTTCATCAGCGAATCCTAGTTCAACTGCTTCTTCAGCACTCATCCATGTCTCTGCTTCTAGCATCTCTGCGATCTTCTCACCAGACAAGCCGGTTTTCTCTGTATAGATTGGAGTAATCGATTCTTCAATCTTTAGGAGTAAATCTTTGGCTTTATCTAAGTCGTCTACATTACCAGCTGCGAATACTGAAGGGCGATGAATCATCATCAAGCTTCCAGGTGACATAATCACTTTATCCCCAGCCATAGCAATGATAGAGGCTATCGAGGCGGCTAGTCCGTCAACACGAATGGTAACCTCAGCATCCAATTCTCTTAGAGCGTTATAGATAGAGAGTCCTGCGAATACGTCACCGCCACCACTGTTTAGTACGACGGTTAGCTTGTCACTTGTGTGGTTCTTGAGTTCTTCTCGGAACTCTTGAGGCGTAACCTCATCTCCCCACCATGACTCGCTTGCAATTGGGCCTTCTAAAATAAGCTCTTGTCCATTACTCTCTACAGAGTTTTGGAATTTCCAGAATTTATTTTTATCCATGCTTACCTTTTCTATTAAGTTTCAGAACTAAGTCTCACGTTCTTTATGAACTTTGTTCGTCTTTTGTTCTATTAATATTATAGCAAAGTGACTAGTGGTGGATTATGCCGCAATTGCGGTTACAACTCCCTCATCGGATACTTCTAGTTGGTATTTAGTTCCATTTGGAGAAAATAGACAAATAGATGTTGAAGTAGGAGTCATATCAAACACATTCGATACACTTCCATCAGCACTAAGGGCTAATATTTGGGCCGATGTGTTACCGTTGACTGCAAATCCCATTACTTGATTAGTTCCTACTTCCGATAGAGGATTATTGATTATTAGAACATTATTTCCTCTACCGACAATTTGAGTAGTTTCGGTAATGTCTCCCCCTAACTTGATGTCACCGGCTTCTACATGCAAACCGTTAGAGGCAGATGAACCGCCCCCGCCCCCACCATTGTTAGCTATGATCTCTAGCAGTTGGTTATTAGTTAGTTGTTGGCTTTGATCTGCACCTGCAATCTGGTGCAATAAATCATTATTCGTTTCCATTTTCTTCCTCCTTTGGGAATGTGTACCTTAAATCTTCATCTGTAGAATTTGGGGTAACTACTTTTATGTTTACCATTTTTTTGCATGAACTATTTGAACATTTTAGTTTTCCAATAAATGTGGTGTCTGTTGCGCCGAGGAACCTTCCGCAATGTGTACATTTAATCTCGTATTCTTTCATTGTACTACCCTATATTCTGGGCTACAGTGCCCGTTTGGATGAATATCATACCCCTCGTTTGCGGCGAAGTTGTTTAGATATACCCCTCCGTCTGCTCCAATCACTGCCTCACCCTCTAGGATAAAGTCCTGGTCTACATCAACCCATTTATTAAGTAGAACCTGACAAAATTCACAAGGGGCATCTGAACCTCCGTGTAGTAATCCTTTTTGAATCCGCACACCAGTTTGTGCTTGAATCTCTCGCATTGATTCAATACTTCCCATAGCTTGTGACCTGTTAAGTTCAGTTTCTGCAATACGCTTAATCCTATACTCGTCAGTATCCATTATAGATCGTAGAGATTTCTTTGTTTCGGCAAGACTTAACTCATTGGCCACTGCATTGGATAAGACTTTCCTAATAGCATTTGCGGTGTCTGTCATGTAAGACGTAGCCACCTTCGATAAATACATCCGATAACGTGTCTCGGCTGCCTCTGGCAAGATAAACTCAGTTAAGTTATCTGTATCAATCCCTGCGCTTTCAAGTAACTCCTTACCTTTTGAGTATTGGATAACACCTCTCGATATAAGGATTCCTGTGATGACCAACATCATATCATCGACAAACTCGTTCTCTTCGTCGAGTGTCGGGTCTGGGTTTAACTCGTTAGTGATATCATCTTCGGTTATTTCTTCAACAGCTTTATTGATTTGACGTTTCATTGTCTGTCGAGCGGCTGCGTATAACTTATCGTAGTCTGTTAATTCAGCTTTTGGGTTTGGGCGATTCGCTGCCTCGTTGTATGCGGTTATCCCGTCTACTTTTTCAGGATCGGGACTTTCGTTTACTTCGCCACCTTCGTCAACATTAGGCTTGTCGTTATCTATCTTAGTTTCCGTAGAAGTGCCTGTTTTAAGGAGCTTATAAGAGTTAGAAAGTTTAAGCGCTTCGACAGTACTTTCGAGAGTAAAGCCATTGTTAATACCTGTAACAATCATATTTAGCTCTATCTGTTTCGTCTCGGCTTGGACTTTCTGCTCGTCGGCGACTGCTGGAAGTTCCAACTCAAAAGTAATTGCCACACCAAGTCCGTTAGTGATTCGGTTAAGCTCGTGGGTAAGGGTAGTATAAATTCGAGTTGCTAGTGGTTTAACTGTAAAACGAATAAAGTTTTGCTGGTCGAGTCGAGCCGTTGCGTAGTTATTATTCTCACCAACGCCTCGAATAGACGCCGGTACACCGAAAGCAGAATCAATTCGCTTGTTAGCTTGTTCAAATAGGTTTTTAAAGTCGATATCTTTGTTGGACTGCTGGAAAGGAATCCACTCCAACTGTGCATCTGAAGGCTTGCCAGTTTCCTTATCGATTGGACGGTGTGAGTAAGTGACGTTTCCGTTTTTTCCTGCACCCCTATGGCGAGCTTGGAGCGTGTTTACAATGTCATCAAACTCTTTAGCGCTTGGAGCGGTAATAATAAACTGCCCCGCTGGTACTGCACCGTTCTCAAAGAATCCTGCTTGGTAGTCTGCTATGTAGTCATCAAGTGTAGCCCATCGACGAGCCGCTTCGCTTGGTGAGTAACCTCCGTAAAGGTCTTTAGGGTCAACTCCACCAGGAATAACGATTACCTCGTCTTCAGTGAATGAATTTTCTCCTACTGTATAGTTGGTCTTACCATTCAATCGGGATATAGTTGGATACTCAAGAAAGGTAAATCCTGCGATGTTGTTTGGCGTAATTTGGCCGCCAGGCTTGGCTTCTTTTCCTTCACGTCGCCATACAAGAATATAAGTTTTCTTCTGGACAAGGGTAGAAACTGCAAGTTTTTCAAAAAAAGATACTGAACTATCGATTTTATTCGGGTGATATAGCGCATCAACTGCAACTGACTTTTTAGGTTCACCATTCGATCCAATCGAGAATGGCTGGATAGTCATGAACTCGTTAGATATAGCTTTAATGCTAGGATAGACGCTTGCGTAGGCATCAGAATTATAACAATCTAACAATGAGTAACCCGGGTTCCAATGAGAAAAAGACGGGGCACCTACGAAATCATATGAGTTGGTGACTTTTTTATCTTGTCTACTGAAGATGTTTCGTAGCGTTTCTAGTGGTTTCAAGTTATTATTTCCAAATTATTCTATCTATTATTAGTATAGCAAACAAGGGTTATCTTATTCCGCCCCATTCAATCTTATGCTCTCTCTTAAGCTGTTTCCAGAATCCCATAAGAACCATATCAAATATGTCTGGAGATTTTCCCGTACGTTTTTTTATGCTCTCTTTTGACTCTAATATAAATGCTTTGTCCTTTATGGTGTTGTGGTGTTGCTGGGCTTCATCCATAAATTCCTTGAGTAATGGGGTATCCATGAATAACTTTACTTTGCCTTGTTCCATACCCATGGCCATTAAGTAAGCTACTTGTGATCTGAGGTTATTAAACGATACTATCTCACTGTTCTTCTGTGCTTCTTCTCGGCTCAACGGTTCATCGTTAAACGTAAGGTACATATCAGGCGACATTCCAGACTTAAATACAGAGAACTCAACTCCTTTCATTCTACCTGCGGTTATTACACCTACGCCATTTCCTACGCCATCTACGGCAATGTTTTCGTACCCTATAGCTCTTTCGTCTGATCTTTGTATTAACCAATCTGCTTGATCTTCTGACTTCATCTGTTCATCATGGTTTTTGGTAATAGTTATATCATAGAGAGTATAATTCTCCCATTCTGCCGCACCGGCTCGGTCTTTTCCTTCGTCGGCAACGTCATAACCCATAGTTTTCCTGCCTGGAACAATCTTATCAGTCTTAGCTCGTGCGAATAGTGCAGATTTGAATATTGTCTTTTCTTCGTCTTTATAGTTCCAGTTATTATTAATGTACCTTTCGACCCACCATTTCGGCTGTTGCATGAGGCTATCGATGTCTTGTTGGGACTGCCAACTATCTTCAATCGTAAATTCTATTACTCGAACATTAGAAGGAAGTTCGCCGTACTCTTGGGGGTATTTGAACTTGTTATAGTATTCGATAAAATATTCAACGTCCGTAGGGTTAAGAGATAGTATAGATAAGCTGGGCTGTCCGTTTTCGTTCTTTCTTCCCTTACGAGATACCGCCTGTACGAGCATGTCTGGGTGTAACTCATCTGGCTCATCTATATGATTTCCTGTAGCATTTATACCTTTGATCTTTGTAAGTCGGCGGTCTTTCGTCCAGTCTGCCTCCCTAAACCTAATTGTTGAACCATTATTAAACCTGATAAAAAATGGCTTCTCCCTGTATATGTAGTCCTCATCCTCAACAAACCCCATTTTTTCGAGCATATCTAGGTATGAAGGTATGACTGTTTCTTGGGCTGTCGATATGTTTTGCCGAAATACTGGCCACCTTGTATTAGGAAACTTATGGCATATAGAAATTACAATATGTGCTGCAACATCAGTCTTTCCAGTACCAACTGTCCCTAGTAGTATCAAGGTGTCGATCGTTGGGTCATTTACTGCTTCTACTGCTTCAGCTTGTTTCTTGCTCAGTATCAACATTTCTCGGCCTAATATCACTTACAACAATTGGGGCTTGCTCTATCTTCTTTCCGCCACTAGTTAAGTCAAGCTTGTCACCATACTTCTTAGGTTTCATCTTTGACATTAGCCATTTCCTTGTTTCGGCTCTGAGTTTTGATCTTTGCACTGCCTCTTGGTCTACTACTGTTGCAGTGTACCCGCCTTTGTTAATTACCATCCAATCGTTAGATCCATCATCTACAATATCAAGTAGTTCATCAGCCATAGCATCAGCAGACTCTTGTTTCGCGCGCGCGTATTGCTCTTGAAATTCTTTATGCTCCCTCAACCACCTAAAAATAGTACTCGGAGCTGGCATACCTTCGCCCTTACATACAGTTCTAACTGAATAACCCATTGCAAGTTGCTCACATATGAGGTCTGCTAGTTCAGGTGTGTAGTCTGATGGTCTTCCTATGTCATTACTACTCATCTACTATCTCCTTTAGATATTCTTCCCACTTTATATCGCTTTCTATCTGTCTATTTATAGTATACGCTTTTTCTACTTGTTTTAGGTATTCTTCGTTTGTCATGTCTCTGAAGTATTCAAGTCTTTTTACTATACTTTGTATATCATTTTCATACACATTTATAAGACGTTTCATCATTCGTTGTGTTCTTCTACTTGGTGATGATAGCCATTCTTTTGGTAATAGATCGTTATTTGGAGGTATATGCGGCATTATAACGGGATACCCAAAGGCTAAAGACTCTCTCATTGGTAAACATAAACCTCCATACTTTCTTGGGATAAGTACGATATCATAGTCTCCCTTATACAAGTCCATATTGTTATCTTCCTCGCTCATGACTTGCTGGGAGATGGTTATTTCTACGTCTGGTAGATTAATTTTACTAACATCATCAGTTCCATTCCTATCCAGAAAGGCTTTCTTGCCACCAATATGGAGGACTCTTAATTTTCCTTGTTCTTTAGTTATGTTTCTTTTTTGTTCTTTGAATGTTGGAGGTGGACAATAGTAGGTTGGTATACCTAATTCTTTTGTTTCTTGCTCATACCATTTACTCGGTAAGAAAAAGGCATCTGGTTTTGGGAGTGTTTTACCATAGAAATGCTGGTTAAATTCTGCATTTGGCTGTAGAACCGTTTTTATTCCTCGTTCTTTTGCTAGTGAGAATAAAGTGTAGTTGTAAGGTATTTCACAGGTTATAAGAATATCTAATTCTCTTAGAAATAAGTCTATATCATGATCGGTTGGGAATCCGTTTGTTATCTGTAAGTAGTCTGCATCTTTGTACCAATTGAGATTTTGAGAGTGTCCATTAAATGGAGTGCTGTCGATACATAAAACCCTCGTAGGTTTTAGCAGTTCATAAAGTGCTTTCGTTTGGTATCCTAAACCAGAATTATCTCGTCTCGTTAATAATCCTATTCTCATATGTGCCTTTCACTATATAAATAACATCCTCGTGACGGAACTCCCAAAGTGGAAATAGAACATTTACGAGCAAATCTATTTATAACTTTTGAAAATTTATCTAGTCCATTCTGTTCATCAAATTCAATTGCGGAGAAATGTATTTTGTCGATTGTCTCATCGGAGGCTGCTAGTAGAGAGGGTATTTCACTCCCTTCTATATCCATTTTCATGAAGTCAACTTTGTCTATTTTGTACATTTTGAGGATTTTATCGAGAGTGGTCATCGATACTTTTGTTTTTCCTTTCCCTATTCTTGAGCCACCATGGTTATTATCAATCGTGACGATGTCCTCCCTATCTCCAACTGCTAACTCTAAGATAAAAACTTGGCTATCATTCTCTAGAAGGTGTGAATTTTTTATAAGATTCTTTTTTAACATGTTTAAATTATGAGGTTCAGGTTCTATCGCATACACGCAAATCCTCTTATTGGCAACGTACGCACGCTCTAAGGCGTATAAAGTGAATACTCCGATGTTTGCCCCTATATCCAAAAATATTGCCTTGTCCTCGTACATATAATCATGTAAACGATAAACGTTCTCTTTGAATATTTCATCGACTATCTTCTGGTCGCTTGGCGAATTTTCTCTGGTGATAATATCTAACATACTTTATCCAGTATTTCTTCCCACCTCATAGAATATAGGTGTTCTTTTTTTGTTCTTTCAAATCCAGCTTTTCTTATTTTTTCACGTTCATCATCGTGAGTGAGGTAGTAGTCTATTTTGTACTTCAAGTCTTCTAGGTTTCCATGCTCATAAAACACGATTTCTTTTCCGTCTTCGTAGTAATCTTCGAGTCCTTTTATCCGTGGGTAAATTGTAAAAGCTCCACGGCCTATAGATTCAAATAGTCTATCTGATGAGTAGTAAGGGTAGTTAAAGCCTATATTTAATGTATCCCCAATAGCAATTTTTGCATTTGAGTAAATTTGGTTTAATTCTAAACCTCGTTTTGTTCCGATTCCATCTCTTCCTACTAATAAGAATTTGTCTTTATAGGTGTCTCGTAGAAAAGCTATAAGTTGAGGTCGGTAAGGCCAATCATTATGGTAGTTTTTAGCACCAACAAATACTACCTCATAGTCTACTCGTTGTGGTTCCAGAGCTATTACCTCGTCATCGTAGACTCCAGCAGGCAAGAAATGTCCTTTTACCTGGGTATTTTCATTGAACCAATCTGCCATTAGTTTATCCACTGTGAAAAAGTGCTCTACTTTGAAATAGTCTGAGTTTTCGTATTCTTTCCATCTGTCTAATCCCATGTATAGATCGAGATGGTACGCAACGGTTGGTATATTAGCATTCTTTAACGATTGAATAACTTGCTTCATAGATAAAGTCCCTCTGTTCATGAATCCATGAGAGTGTATCCATACGAACACATTTGACTGTAATCCTACTCTAAGGGCTGCATTAGTGCGCACTGTATTTTCCTGAAGTCTTATAACTTCGTGCCCCATTTTAGAAAGTACGTTCGCATAATGAACTTCTGAACAATAGGGAACAGAGAAGTTTCCATAAATTGCTATACGCATTTAAATCTACTTTCTATAGGGAACATCTTCTTCAACTCGTCCGTATAAAATAACGTGGAAATTATTTTACCTTCCATTAACTTATTAGTTCGAGTCTTTTTATCAGTCATGAATTCAGATTCAATACCGTTAATATTTCCATATAGTGAACGCCACTGCATAAATTGTTGGTTCGACTTGTTTACTTCGTAAATTTTAAGCCACTTTTCTTTGTTAATAACCATAGGTGTATGGGTATCATAATTCAAAGTGTTATACCCATTTTTTCGTAACCATATCTTTGTTCTGTACAGAGAAGATTTGTGCATTCCTGTAATAACATCTGGTATATTTCCAGAATTATAAGCCGATACCGATATAGGTTCTGTGATGTAAATATCATCATTCATGAAAATAAAATTATCGGGAAGTTCTGGATTTATGAAACATTCATAGATTTTATTTGCTACATCCAAGTAAGGATTTGTCATTCTCTTAGAGGGAATCACATGCTTTATTTCGGATTTATTAATCCAGCTAGGCAAATCTCCTATCATATATAAATTACCATTCCAGTTTTTAATATTCTCCAGGCTTCTAAGACAATATTTTAATTCTTTGCCGTCGTCTTGCGTATGGACATAGGGTAGTAAAATAGGATACTTCACAGTATATCCTCAAGATTTCCGCTAACAGAAATGAATTTGTCTTTTAGAGTAACGATTGGAAGTTTATCCGAAAATTCAGAGGCTTCTTGTTGATATACTTTTGAATAATTAGTACGCCGTTCTTCAAGTTGGTATCCATTCAGGATCGCAAACCTTTCAATTTCTTTCCATCTAGTTTTATTTACGCACTTTAAACAGTACGGAGAATATACGATTATACTATTCATACTTAGCTACCAATATAAGTAAGCCATAGGCCGCTAAAACTTCAATTTCTTTCCATCTAGTTTTATTTACGCACTTTAAACAGTACGGAGAATATACGATTATACTATTCATACTTAGCTACCAATATAAGTAAGCCATAGGCCGCTAAAAC